GAAATACCGGATTATAAAGATGAAAACATTCCTACATATGGAACAAAATACATCGCAGAAGATACTGGATGTAAATCTAGTTATTTATTTGCAATTAAAACAATTGAAGGAAAATACATAGGTACTATGGGAGTTGAATTTGTTAAAAGGAAAACTAAGTTAGACCACGAAACTGTTTCTAAACTATCTAATCAAGCTACTTCTATCGGTGGCGTATTAATGAACCATTAAAATAATAAACATATGAATCCAAATATTTCTAAAGAATTAAAAAAGGCTACCGAAGTATTACACGAAAAGATGCGAGTAATGCAACAAGAAGAGGAGCGTATGATGTCGCTACGTGCTCGATTTGTTAATTCAAAAAACGAAGATGAGAAAACAAAATTGAAAGTGGCACTGATCGCTCAGTCTAAAAAGTTAAAAGCTGCAGAGGCAGAAGCCGATGCCGCTGATAAAGCATTTCATCGTATTCTATCTACAGAGCCTGAAGATTTATATGATTTGTTAGATCACAAAATTTTAGAACATTCTGTTCGTTTAGCAGTTAAAAAACTGGTTAGAGAAGCAGTTCAAGAGACTGCACCTGTTTCAGTGTATAGCGAGGTCGAAAAATTTTTTAACTCAAATAAAAAAAAGTTAGAAAATTTAGCAGACGATAACGATTGGGATGAATTTTATGAGTTAGCCTTCGAAAAGTTTTCAGACTACGATCAAGATGATGTGGCACAGGCTATGAATAAAGCAGCAATGCGTGCTGGATGGTTTGAAAATGAAATTGAAGACTATCGCCAATCTGAGCAAGAGTTAGAAGATATGGCTTTTGGAACTAAAAAGCAACAAAAAGGAATTAACATGGCTGATTATGACAAAAAAATGAAAACTCCAAAGCCATCTGACACTGATTTAATGCCTATTAAACTAAAGTCGTTGAAAACAGAATCAATTAAAAAAAAAGAGTTAGTTGAAGTTTTAGAAGAAGCTGAGTATCGCGGGAGAAAAGTAACTTTAAATAAACCTTTTTATACTCCCGGCGGCCCTAGAAAACGAGCCGCATATGTTAAAAACGATAAAGGCAATGTAATTAAAGTAGGATTTGGAGATCCAAATATGCGAATAAAAAAATCTATTCCAGGCCGCAGAAAATCTTTTAGAGCAAGACATAAATGTGATACTGCAAAAGATAGAACCACTGCAAGATATTGGAGCTGCAAGGCTTGGTGATATAAAATAATAAATTAAAATGAAAATAAAATCTCATATAACAGAAGCTGTTAGATTACAAAAATTAGCAGGTATTTTAAAAGAAGACGAGACTCAAGATAAGTTAGACGACTTAGCAGCAGCATTTCAAGACGCTTCAGTCGAGGCATATGTAAGTTTACTTAAAAAATACCAATCTGATCCGAAAGTAGCAGCTGCATTAAAAGCTGGAATCACCGATGGACGACCAGATGATGAAAAATTTAGCGTCGGTAATGTAAGTCTTACTGTTGAAGACTTAAAGCCAACTCAAAATGAAATTGGGGCCGAAGAAAGCTTAAAAAATATTTTAACAGATCAATACGAATCTTTAGATAGTTTTTTAAATGGAAACGCAAAATTTCCAGAGCCTATTATTACCTATAATGGAGAATTTGTTTTAGATGGACATCATAGATGGTCTCAAGTATACGCTGCTAATCCAAAAGCTAAAATTCCAGCACTTAATGTTACTGGAAAAATTGATCCTAAAGATATACTTAAAGCAGTACATACTGCGATTGCAGTAGATGCCGGCGAAACAAAAACAATATCAGCAAATTTAAAAGCTGGCAATTTATTAGACTTTACTTCAGATCAAACTAAAAAATACGTTGCCGAAAATTTAACAGATAAAGCTCGTGAAGTATGGAAAAAACATGGGCTTGAGTCAGATCAAGCAATTGCAGATAAAGTAGCAGCTAACGTTGAAACAATGATTGCAGAGTCTAAACCTGAATCTTGGGCTCCAAAACGAGACTCAATGCCACAGCCTGGTGTAAGTGGCTCTGATAAATGGGGAGTTGAAATGACCAAAGGGGCGGTGAATATGATTAATCCTAAAACGACAGATGTTAAAAGAGAGTCGGTTAGAAAAAAATTAGATTCAATGCTTAAAGAAACGATTATCAAATTAAAAAAATGATATGATTAAATTAGTAAATTTATTAAAAGAAGCTGAAGAAGAACAAAAGTGTCCGATAGCAACGCAAAATGTCGAAGTTAATTTAAAACATCGGCAAATTGCTATTGATAGATATGGATACGGGCCGCTCAATCCAAACAATCCAAATATTAAATTTTGGAGAGAAAAGGCAGAAATGTGGAAATTAGATTCAATAGATGAAGCTAAAGAATGTAGGTGCCATAATTGTGCTGCATTTAACGTAACTACCAAAATGTTAAATTGCATTGAAGTTGGTTTAAGCTCAGGAGAAAAAGAAGTAACAGTTAAAGACGAGCCAACGCCTGATGCTACAAAAACAGTGACCGAAGCAGAATCAAATGATGTTGAAGATAAAACTTCTGATAACATTGCTGATAAAGACGCTTGGGATACTATTGAAGCGGGTAAATTAGGTTATTGTACAATGCACAAGTTTAAATGTGCCGGTTCTAGAACCTGTTCAGCTTGGATAGTTGGAGGACCTGTAAAAGATAAATAAATTATGTTAGTACCAACAGTATTGCAAGCACAAATTTTAGCCGCGCTACAAAGTGCGGCTGCCAATAAAACAGCCCCGCTAGCAGTAGCACAAGCGCAGCTAGCAGCAGATTTAGCCATTGCAATCGATTCGTATATACGAACTATAACAGTTGTTATTCCTCCAGGGCAAATCGTTGCTACTGCAGGAACTCCTGCCGCTCAAACAGGTGCCACTACACTTCCATCGCCTCCTGCAATAATCAGTTAATTATGAATATAGATTTTCTTAAAAAATATTTTCCGTATATAGTCATCGCTGTTTTAGTGATAGTTATTTTACTTCAACAATCTTGCAACTTAAGTTCAATGTTTACAGACAACCCGTCTGGAACTGTAAAGATCGGCGGTAAGACATATACTGTTATAAAACATACTAAAGATACTGTAACTATCAATAAAACTCAATATGTATACAAGCCCGGAAACACTGTATATCGAGATACTACAATATACATTAATATTCCGTCAAACGTAGATACAAGCGAAGTTTTGAAAAAATACTATGCTATAAACGTTTACAAAGACACTTTAAAACTAATTGATAGCATTGGATATGTAGCGGTAACCGACTCAATAGCCAAAAATTCTTTATTGTCTAGAACGTATAACGCTAACGTATCTAAAATAAAATTAATTGATTCAATCTTTTTAAAAGAAGTTCCTAAAACTCAATATTTTGCAGGAGGAATGTTAGGCATACAAAAACCTAATAGTTTATCTGTAGGAGCTTCATTTGTGATAAAAACAAAAAACGAAAAAATAATTGTACTAGGTACTGGTATAAACGCATTTTTACAGCCATATGTTCATGCCGGATTACTTTGGAAGTTAGGTAAAAAATAAAACGTGTTATGCCGCAAGCGTCGCTAAAAGAAATTATTCGGGAAGAATACAAGAAGTGTCTATCAGACCCAGCGCACTTCATGAAAAAGTATTGTCAAATTCAGCATCCGAAAAAAGGAAAAATACCGTTTCACTTATATCCATTTCAGGAAACTGTAATGCGTGAATTACGAGATCATGACTATAACATTATCTTAAAGTCTAGGCAGTTAGGAATTTCAACATTAACCGCGGGATATTCACTTTGGTTAATGTTATTTTTCAATGATAAAAACATTTTAGTAATTGCTACTAAACAAGAAGTAGCAAAAAACTTAGTAACTAAAGTTCGAGTAATGTATGAAAACTTACCATCTTGGTTGCGAATGGATACAGTTGAAGACAACAAACTATCACTCAGATTAGCCAATGGCTCACAAATTAAAGCTACTTCATCTTTGTCGGTTACCGGGCGTTCTGAAGCACTATCTTTGTTAATTATTGACGAAACTGCGTTGATTGATAACATAGAAACTATTTGGATATCAGCACAACAAACGTTGGCTACTGGGGGTGGAGCTATAATATTATCAACCCCTAATGGCGTTGGAAACTTTTTTCACAAAATATGGGTCGAATCTGAAACAAATCCAGATTCGAGATTTCATCGTATTAAATTGCCTTGGACAGTGCATCCTGAGCGAGACGAAGCTTGGAGAGAACTTCAAGATGAGCTATTAGGCGCTCGAGGTGCTAGGCAAGAATGTGACGCCTCATTTGAAGGCACTGGTCACACTGTTATCGATGGAGATATATTAGCATGGTATAGAAAAACGACTGTGCAAGATCCTATAGAAAAGCGGGGATATGATGCCAATTTCTGGGTTTGGGAGCCGCCTGACTATTCTAAAGATTATATTGTAGTGGCAGACGTAGCTCGAGGCGATGGCAGCGACTTTTCAGCGTTTCACGTAATTGATGTTGAAACAGTTACTCAAGTTGCGGAATATAAAGGACAAATTAATACTAAAGACTACGGGAACATGTTAGTTAACGTAGCCACTGAATATAACGATGCTTTATTAGTTATTGAAAATGCAAATGTGGGATGGGCATCTGTGCAAGTAGCCATTGACAGAGGATATAAAAATTTGTACTATTCTCCTAAAGATCAGTCGCTATCAGATGTTTCACAGCAATTAAATCGATATGTAGATTTAAAAGATACTTCACAAATGACTGCCGGGTTTACTACTTCAGCAAAAACTCGTCCGCTGATTATTTCTAAATTGGATATGTATATGCGAGATCGAGCGCCTGTCATACGAAGCATTCGTTTGATGGACGAGTTAGATGTATTTATATGGAATGGATCAAAGCCAGAGGCTATGAGAGGATATAATGACGACTTGGTATTGTCATTTTGTATAGGATTGTGGATACGAGATACTGCATTAAAATTGCGTCAGCAAGGAATTGAATTGCATAAAAAAACTTTAAATTATTTCGGCAAAACTTCTGGAATTTATAACGGAAATGCTGGTCAGAGAAAAGACAGCGGCTGGACAATGCCTCTTGGAAAATCTAATCTAGACGAAGATTTAACCTGGCTGCTAGGCTAATTAATGAAAATACGATATTTATTTAATATTGGTATATAGAATGGCTACAGATAAATCTTTATTTACTCGATTAAAACGACTGTTTAATAGCAATGTAATCGTACGTACGGTTGGTAAAAATCAATTGCGCGTAGTCGATGACTCGCACTTGCAGTCGCTAGGAAACGCACACAATTCAAAATACATTGATAGGTTTACTCGTTTACACGGCGTTCGACCTAATTCATTAAATACTTATAATCCAAATTACAATTATTTTTCATCGAAAACAGAATTGTATACAGACTATGAAGTAATGGATCAAGATTCTATTATAGCATCGGCGCTAGACATTTACGCAGACGAATGTGTTATGAAAGATGATTTTGGAGACGTTCTTCGAATTACTAGCGACAACGAAAATATTAAAAAAATCTTACATAACTTATTTTACGACATTCTAAACATTGAATTTAATTTATGGCCATGGGTTCGTAATATGTGTAAATATGGAGATGTATATCTGCGACTCGATATTCAAGAAGGCATAGGTGTTATCAATGTAGTTCCAATGTCTGCATATGAAATTATACGAGAAGAAGGTTTGAGTTTAGATAATCCATATCACGTACAATTCAAGCAATTAGGCGGAGGAAATATTACATACGAAAATTACGAAATAGCTCACTTTCGTTTATTAACAGATTCTAATTTCTTGCCATATGGAAAGTCAATAATTGAACCAGCTCGTAAAGTTTGGAAACAATTGACTCTTATGGAAGACGCGATGTTGATTCATCGAATAATGCGTGCACCTGAAAAACGAATTTTCAAAATCGATGTAGGTAATATTCCTCCTAACGAGGTTGACAATTACATGCAAAAGATAATGAATCAAATGCGGAAGACTCCGTATGTCGATCAAAATACCGGAGAATATAATCTTAAATTTAATATGCAAAACATGTTAGAAGATTATTTCTTGCCGGTGCGAGGCGGGGCTTCTGGAACTGAAATTGATACTTTATCAGGTATGGAATTTACCGGAATTGACGATATTGAGTATTTACGTAATAAAATGATGGCAGCATTAAAAGTGCCAAAAGCATTTTTAGGTTACGAAGAAGGAATTTCTGGAAAAGCTACGCTTGCAGCCGAAGATGTACGATTTGCCCGAACTATAGAACGTATACAACGAATTGTTATTTCGGAATTACATAAAATAGCAATTATACATTTGTATTCTCAAGGATATGAAAACGCCGAGTTGTTAGATTTTGATCTTACAATGACATCTCCATCTACTATATATGAGCAAGAAAAATTAACGCTTTACAATACAAAAGTAGATTTAGCAGGATCAATGATTGAAAAAAAGCTGTTTCCTGCAGAATGGATCTATAAAAACATATTTAACTTCACCGATACTGAAGTAGAAGATATTCAAGAAGGATTAATTAAAGGCCAAAAAAATATTTTTAGATTAACTAAAATTTCTGAAGAAGGCGAAGATCCAGCAAATCCAACCGGTAAAAAAGAAGGAGAAAAAGAAGAAGAAAAGTCTGATAAAAAAGATGAAAAAAATCCGTTTGAAAATGTTGATCCGGATTTAGTAAAACAATATGACAAGCGCTCTAAAAATCGGAATACGCCAGAAGTTCCCGAAGGCGGATGGCCAGGTGCGGGGCGTCCTAAAGAAGCTATGAAGTATAACACTCATGAGCATCCTAGAGGATACGATCCGTTAGGAAAAGTTGCTTGGAGAAATTCCAGAAATGAATCTGTCGATGATTTAATAAAAAAGTATAATTTACCTAGTAAACTTAAAAAAGCTACTCAATCGCTTTTAAACGAAGATAATATCATTTCCGAAGACATTTAATAAAAGAAACTCGGCATCATATTTATTATTAAAAAAAGAAACAGCCTGTAAATGAAAAATTTAAAACATTCGAAGTTTAAGAATCCAGGGATACTTTTTGAATTGTTAGTTCGTCAAGTAGCTTCAGATACCTTAAACAACAACGACTCGAAGGCAATTCCATTGATTAAAAAATATTTTTCTAAATCAACAGAACTTTCTAAAGAATTAGCACTGTATCAAAGTTTGGTTAAAGAAAAATTTTCTAAAGAAGATCGCGCGAACAGCTTAATTGAAGCTGTAATTGCTGCTAGGAAAAATTTGAATGAGTCTATTTTAAATAGACAAAAATATAATTTAATTAAAGAAATCAAAAATTCATATGTTTTAGAGGACTTTTTTAAATCAAAAGTCAATAACTATAAAACATTGGCAGCAATTTACAAAGTATTTGAATATACAATTGCAGACAATCCTGCTGAAATAGTAACTAATAAATATACTATTCTCGAGCATATAATTAGAAAAGAATCTAAAACGGCTACCAATATTAACGAAATGACTGACTTTGTTAAACAAGATAAAGAAGTTCGTTTGTTAGCATATAAAATTTTAGTCGATCGATTTAATGAAAAATATTCCAGTCTTAACGAAAGTCAAAAAACTTTACTACGGACTTACATTAACTCTGTTTCTGAAAATACAGAGCTTAAAGAATTTATAAATTCTGAAGCTGATAAAATTCAAAAAAATATACGCACGCTGTCTGCTAAAGTCGACGATAAAGTAGTCAAAATTAAACTAAATGAAGTTAGCAATCTTTTAAAAGCAATCAAAACTTCAAAGGCAGTTAAGGACACTCATATATTAAACATGTTACGCTATCATGAATTAATTAAAGAACTTAAAAAATTGTAACATGAAAGTACCTGTTTCACCTGTACAAGGGCCGTATAATTATCCGTTAAGTAGTTCATATCATTCTACAAACGCTTCTAAATATAACCGAGTAATTACGGCTACCGCTACATTTTATGCAACTGGTTCGAATGTTAATCCGGCTGCGTTTATTTTATCAGGGTCTTCCGGAGCTACGGTAACTCTGACTAATGGCGGTCAATTGCAATTACCTGCAGCAGCCGCAGCATATCCAGGCATTGTGCACGAAATGAGTGTATATTCGGTAGATGCCGGAACAGTGTTTTTATTATATAGATAATACAATGGCTTACATTAATACATTAAAAAAAGTTCAATTGAAAGAGTCGACGATTGCTGAAGCAGCAGGCGTTGTCACTTTTTCAGTTAATGACGACAAACTCGATACCATGCTGAATTCTAGATTTTCAAATCAACTAGATTTTGTAAATCATATGGGCGATACTTACTATACACTGCCAAAGGCTGCATTCGATCGATTAATTGATTTAGCTGACTCGAGCGGATTTGATGTAGACTATGAAAATTCAGAAAACTCGGTTATTGATTTATTAGATGTTAACGAAATTTCGACTTCAGGCAGCGCCGGGGGATATGAAACACCTAACGCCTTTGGTAAATTAAGTGATGATAATATCGAGATGCTAGGATATAAAAAAGTAAAAAAAGTACAAAAAGAAAGTGTAAAGAACAAAGAGTCGCAATTTATGTCAATGTCAAAGGAAATGTTTTTAAATGAAATTTCCTACGGACAGTATAAAAAAGACCCTATTGCGTCTCCTAAACAAAAAATTAACTATTCTATCAATTTTATTAATCGTGGATTAAGAGAAATAGAAAAAGTAGTAAATCAAAATGTTCGTTTAAAACAAGAAATGAAAATTGAGAACGGCGCATATTTAAAGTCGTCTCGAGAAAATCTTATTAAAATTAGCGAACGTTTAGCTAGAGTATCAAAACAATTAAAAGAATTAGCTTCTTAATATGGAAAAACAATTACTCGTAGATTACATTTCATTTGACATTTCTCCGGAAATGATTAATGAATCTATGGAAAAAAACAACGGTAGATTATTGGTAAAAGGCGTTCTACAGCGTGCTGAAGCTAAAAATCAAAATGGGCGAGTATATCCCAAACCTATTTTAATGCGCGAAGCAAAAAAATATTCTGATATAAATATTAAAGAAAGGCGTGCTTTAGGTGAATTAGATCATCCCGACTCTTCAGTAGTTAACTTAAACAATGTATCACACAATATCGTAGAAATGCATTGGGATGGCGATGATTTAGTAGGCACTGTAGAAGTATTGTCAACGCCTTCGGGAAATATCTTAAAAGAATTATTTAAGAGTGGTATTAAATTAGGAATTTCTTCTCGCGGCTTAGGCTCTGTTAAACAGCTTGGAGAAAATTCTGTAGAAGTCGGTGAAGATTTTGAATTAATTGCATTTGACTTTGTATCTAATCCTTCTACCCATGGAGCATTTTTAAAGCCGATACACGAGTCAGTATCTAAAAATGTAACGACTTCAAAATACGATAAAATAAATAAACTTATTACTGACATTTTAATTGATAAAGTATGAACTTAGAAGAAAGATATTCTGCTAGTAAATTAAATGCTCGTTCCAAAAATTACTCTGGAATGACTCAACTTATCGCAGACCACTCTAAACTTAATATAGATAAAATACCTAACAAATACAATTTGTCAGGTAAATTAATTAATTTTAGTACAGCTGCATCTCGGTTAGACATTGATATTACGCCTAAAAAATATAAAGGATAATGAAACTTAAAACTATCTTAGAAAGAAAGCGCGTACTTCGAGAAGAAGTTATTGAGCCAACCGAGCAACTAATTAAAGGGGTTCAAAAAGAACTTAAAATGAAAACTGGTATCAATGCTATGCTAGGATTAGATAAGAAAACTCCGGCAGCCTTGTATTACTCTATGGATCTGGCTAAAGAAATTCGCACGCCGGTTCTTCAAGCACTATTTAATACGCTGTCGCTAGATGTAGTATGTCGTCAAATTCCTAATTCAATTGGCGGATATTCATTTGAAGTGTCAATTAATTATACGCATCCGCAAAGAGGTTCTAATGGATTAGACATTGGAACTATTTGGTATGTAGACGGAAAGTTCAAATCTAGATTTAATACGAAAGCACGAGCTTCTGAAACTGCTTATTAATATGCCATACTTTTATAAAAAAGAAGGAAATAAATTTTGTGTCTATAAAAAAGATGGTGGAAAAAAAGTAGGCTGTACTGCTGGAAATAAAACAGCTTTAAAAAAATACATGGCAGCATTACACGTACATGAAAAACTTCAAGAAACTATGAAATCAAATAAACCAATTAAATTATCGTCATTAATTAACTTAGCGGAATCAAAAGAATCTGCAAACATGACTACTGAGCAAAAAAGAGCTTTTTTAGAAGCAGTATATCAATTTGCCGAGCATTCTAAATCAATTTATCGTGCGCACAGCATTAAAGAAACTGCGAAGTATTTAGGGGAATTAATCGAAGCTGCCAGTCAGTTAACTTTAGCAGAGACTGAAGATTGGTTTGATGCTAATACAGTTAATCGTCATATGAAGCATTTATCAGAAGCACATAAAATATTTGAAAAGACTGCGAGTGAAATGGACATGTTGCAACAACGATTAGAAGCTGCGTATGAAGATATCGGATCAACGCTAAATAAATACTATGACGTTGGTGGAATGGTAAATGAAGCTTCTGACTCTGGCGAAGATTATCAAAAGTTTTTTCGAAAAGCTATGAAAAAATTTAAAATTACCGGACCAGATGATTTAGCATCTGACAAGCAGAAAAAGAGATTTTTTAATTATGTAGATAAAAACTACGTTTCTAAAGAAGAGCCAAGTAAAGATAAAGGTGAAAAAGATGCGTCTGAGCAACCGATAAAAAAATAACATGAAATTAACATCACTGGCACAGCACATTGTTTTACAATCTCATGTAAAATTTTTATTAGAATCTGCAGAAGGAGATGCTGCTGTTGTACAAAATCAGTTATTTTCTTTAGGCGCTGAACTTAAGAAGGACGGTGAAGATATTACAGACGATGAAGTTCAATCAGCCATGCTGTCAGCTTTAATAGATGCCGACGGCAAAGTAAATAACGTTGATGCGTCTGACATTGACTCAATAAAAAAAGAAATTAAAGAATCTAGAGGCTATATTAATGAAGCCGGTATATTGCATTCTATTGAAGCCTTGGGAACTGTATTAGGCAATGCAGCTTTATTACACGCATTAGCAGAAGGATTGCATAAACTAGGATTTAAAAGTATAAATGAGGATAAATTAAAAGATAAAATAAAAACTGTAATTTCTAGAATTAAAAACGTTACAGGATATCCTGCTAAAGTAATGGAAAAAGCTTTTTCCTGGATTGCTAAAAAATTAGGATTTGACACGTTTGTACAAGAAATTGCTGGCATTGCAGGCACGGTTATAGCAACAGTAATATTATTATCGTTAGCAGTTTATTTTTTTCCTTCAATAAAGTCTGTAGTATTAATGATCTTTGCTATTACTGGAATGGTAGGTAAGTCGACAGAAATATATACGCTTATTAAAAAATTAATAGCTCATATTAAAGCACATCAGCAAGAAATTAAAGCTGCTTAATTTTAAAAAATACTTCATATGAATGGTCGCGTTTTTTGTGCCACGCCCATATTTATTTTCGAACGCACAATGTCTTATCCGTTTATCGGAGTAATTTTATAAGACGCTAGACAACAAACTATTTTATTAAGGTTTTTAATAATCTTATTTCCAATTAATTTAATAAAAGGAGAAAAAGTATGAAAGATTTACTGAAAGAGGCTATCGCAGATGCAAAAGCAGTTCGCGAAACAGCCTTGGCAAATGCCAAAATCGCTCTTGAAGAAGCGTTTACTCCTAGACTTCAATCCATGCTTTCTGCTAAATTAGCTGAAGAAATGGATTCAGACGAAATGCCTGAAGAAGAAGAGGAAGAAACCAATGATGTACCTGCCGTGGAAGAAGGTGAATATCATGAAGAAATGAGCGAAACCGAAGACATGAGTTCTGAAGAAGAACCTATGGAAGAAGGTGCCGACGAAGAAGATGATTTAGATCTTGAGTCTATTATCAAAGAACTTGAAATGGATGAAGACATGGAATCCTCTGAAATCGGTGCTGGCGACAACAAAATGGATGACTACGAAACATCTACCGAAG